GCTGCTGAGCTTTACCTGTGTATCTTTGAGTATGTTGTTTAAAACTTGTTTTGCGTCCATTTATCAATTTTTAAATACTATTTAATTGACTTTTAAATATTTTATTTGTAACTTTGTGAAAAGTTTTCAGCCATGACACTGGATGAATATTATAACAAAAAAAAGCATATAGAAGAAACCCACCCTTGTCCTGAAGGGCTTGGGTTATGGGAGCAAATAGATTACTTTCGAAACATAATAGTTGGCTGGCAATCTGAATTGAGTCCCGAAGATTATAAGACAGTACAGGAAGCCGAACGCCGCTGGCAGGACAAAATGCAGTCATGCGACTGCCCTGTATTGGAAGAGGATTAAAGTTCCTCCATATAAATTTCATATTTCCCATTTTTAAAATCTTTAAAATCAGTTACCTTAAACTTTGCATTTGCCTTAAACAGTACCTCATTTTCTGACGGGTGTTCTGAGATTTTTTCAACAATCGTTCCCCTTTTGGAAGCAATTTTAAGAGCAACATTTCCCGAAAAGGATTCCGATCTGCTGTACGAAGTGGAGGTAAAAGACTTTTCAATAATTGGCTTGCCTTTTTCAAAGGCTGTTTTATATTGCTTAACAAGTTTGTCATTTAAATATGTACCTCTGTAAACTTCACCCGTATATTTATCAGGTATCTCATCAAGGGTTTTGTTTATTGTGCGGGTCAGCGCCTGGTAATAGGCTTTGGTAATTCCATTTTCTTTATCAAAAGGCACATCGCCTGTCCTGTTAAACGCATTAATTTCCTTGTAAAATCGCCCTGTGTACATATTGACAGAGTTTATTTGTTCAATATTAATATGAGGATAAGCATTTTTCACTTCGTCTTCCAATTTCCTCAAGTTGTTTTCAAAATCTGTATTTTTATGAAGTGTTTTGTAGTCTTTGCGCTTCTGTTCTTCGGCAACTTCTGCAATGGTCTTCTGTTCGATATTTTCTTTGGCAATACCCTCAATCGTTTTCTTTGCGTTTTCCCCGTCTTTTACCTTGTAATAGGGATGCTTAGGAGGGAATAGTTTTTCCTCCTTGCCCGGATTAAACCTGAAAATCGCCAGCTTGTTCTGTCCTGACTTGTTTAGCTGTGTCGTTGCCTTTTCCCCCGCCTGCATAGCGTCCTTGCTGTTGCTTTTTCGGTAGTCGTCTTTCAGCACTTCTATTGTCTGGCAACGGCAGTTCCAGCCGTTGGGTGGCAGGTAGTTTTCCCAAAACTCATCCTCTTTCGGCAGGGTAGTGCCGTTCAGCTCTGCATGAGATACCCTCACGCGATCATCGCCTGCGGTGCGGTATTGCAACCAATATCTGCCTGTGTCGTCAAAGTCTGTCCATTTAGCAGCCATTTGAGAAGAATTTACCGCAAACTCATACTCGGCAGCAAGGTAGTTTTGGTTGTATTTTACATTCAGTTCTTCAAACTCGTTTTTCAACTCATTAAAAGACTTCACATTGCCGTCCTTCATCAATAGTTTGTCCGCTTCAAACAGTTGTGCGTGCGTCTTCATGCCTCCAAATAAAAAGGCATCGCTTTGCAGAGCCTGTTTCATGCTGGCAGGTATTGCGTTATCCTGCAGGGCAAAATCAAATACCTTGTAAGTTTCGGTAATCAGGTTTCGATAAGGCTCGTCGGTTAAGTCTTCAGGACGATAGGCACCTTTGCTGTATAGATGTTCGTAGGCTTTTTCAGCCGCTTTTTTCAGGCTGTCATTTTCAGGTAGTTTTTTACCGCCTGCCGCCAATGTCAGGCGTTCAGTCCTGCACTTTTCACAATCACATTCGTACAAGTCATGCAGGCGGGCATGAAGAGAGGCAAAATATTTTTCAGGGCTGGCGGACTGCCTGCCGACAGCCCTCAGACGAAAAAATTCTCCGCCGACAATTCCCCCTCGTTACCAAATGCAGGTTGCGCCGTTTGTCGTGCGCCGGTGATTTTCAGACCAAAAGTAGCGTTGAGCCACTCTAAATCATAATCGTAGAACGACAGGGAATCCTTTACCCGCGCCCACAGCTCCTTTGTATCCTTAGCCTTGAGATACTCAAAGGAGTAGCCTTCAGGAATCCAGCCGATACGCTGCAAGGCAGGCATGATAATAGTTTTCATCGCCTGTTCGACAATGGAGCAGTCGAACACTACCAGCTTGTCCAGCACTTGTTGTGCCGACTGATCCTTGTTGTTGCTGCCATGAACTGTGTCCTGCCCTATAACCGCCCCGCTGACAAGCAGCGACATTTCGTTGTTGCAGGCATTTTTAAGATTGTTATAAACGTCCCCATTGGTGGACACGCCCTGTGCAAAGTTAAATTCTTCAGTCGTATCGATAACGAACCATGCCGCCGCGCCCATGGCTTCCATCATTTTCTTTGACCTTTCCAACGCTTTCGGATCCTGCGTATTTGTCTTTACATATCGTGGAGGAATGCCATAGATTTCGCAGAGTTCCGACCAGCAGCTCAAGGCAAATTTTTTAAACAAAACATGAGGTACCGCCTTGTTGAGTAGTCCGAGATTCTTATACGAGCCGAACTCCAACAGCCATGTGCCGTATTCGGGAACCTTTCGGTACAGGATTTTTTGAGCGGTATTAAAATAGTCAAAGTAGAGGTAACCATTTTTAGGCTCAAGGTTTTGGCGCGGAATAATATCCACACAAGGATCGCCGTTGTCGCTGTACCCAAGTTCTGCCAGCGTATAACCGTAATAGTGGGTATCCAAAACAGCATATATAAGGTCATTCAGCCACTTTTCATTTTGCAATGCCCGTGTAAGTTCTTCATCTACATTGCCGTCGGATTTTTTCAGCTCAAATTCCGCAGCAATGGCGGCATTCTTTCGGTTTTCTATCTGCGAAGTCAGATGTGCATCCGAGAGGATGTCGTTTTCAAACATATTGATTAGCGGATACCTCTGAGGAAACTCTGCCTGTTTTGCGAGATTTACAGCATTCCTCCAGTCGCGCACATCTTTGCGGGTTTGATGGATAGTTCTGTCGATGATTTGGGGGTAATAGCTTGTCTGTTTTCTTTTTGCCGTACCGTCCGATGACAGCCTGGTAAGTTCCGCTCCTGCGGTTTTCAATATATCTGTAATTATATTGCTCATAATCAAAGGTTTTTATTATTCGTGATTAAATTTCTTTCGGCTGCCATAGATCCACGGCTGAGTGCCCGAATCCGACGCATCATCATCGTTGTCAATAAGAGGGAGCGTTCCCAGATTGGCATTTCCTGTGGCAGTATCCTTGAGCCATGTTATAGCCCTGTCGTAGCGTTCTTTGGTCGGCTCATATAAGATGTCCGCATTGCATAACTGTATCACCCACCATTTGGCGATAGTTGCACAGATAGATACAAGTAAAGGATTCCTGTCGCTGCCCTGTGCGGAAAAAATGGCTTCCACATCGTAAGGCATTCGGTTTTCATTGTCCCTGCTCAATCTTGCATTGAGGGTAAGATAGGAGCGCGCCTCCTGCTCTGCCGCTGCCAATGCCTGCATAATGATAGTATCGTCGTCATCCGATATTTGTAATTGTTGGTACTCATACATCGAAAATTTAAGGTCTTCTCTTGTCAAAAACATAGTTTAATTTTTATTGATTAGGTTTTAATTCTTTGTTAAGATACTTTAATACCCAGCGTAACCGTCCGCTTTCCGCCCGATGAGCTGAAGGAGGTTTTTACCGAAACAACATAGTACTTGCCTGTCTTGTCCGGGTAATCTTCATCAATGATTTTTGCAGACCACGAAGGCTCAACGTAGGGAATTAGCCAGGCGTCGAAGTCCCCATCATAGCCGTCATAAGTCCTTTTAATCAGTTCCGCATTGGCGATTTTGTCCAGCGAAGCCTCCGATATATTGCCTACCTTCAGCGTAACGCTGTCGCCTCCCGAAGTGCCGACTTTTTTTTGAATCACCTTACCCGCCTTGTCGATGCTTTCTACCGTTACCTCCACCTTCTTATCTATTGCCTGCTTATACTCAAGGTTGGAACTTTCGATATTCCGCTGCATGGAATAGATCACGTCGCCGCCTTTTTCCAAATAGGGAGGATGAATATGCAGCACCTTGTTTTTAGTGTCGAGCCAAATATTGGCTTTAGTTTCCTCCGCCAGCTTATTCAACACATCATAAGCAGTGGCATTATGGATGACAAACTTTTCATAAGAAATATCAAAATCGCAATTCACCGTATATCCGCCGTCAATCTGCGCGGTCAGTTGCTGCGCTATTTTCTTCATATTTGTAGGCTTGAGCTCCATGTTTTTTACCGATTTGCGAAAAATAAACAGATCATCCTCGCACATGATTTTTACCGAATGGTCATTGACCGACAGCCTCTCAACCCAACCCCTAAATTCCTCCTTTAAATCCCCATTGTATCCCAAATAGATGATCACCTGAGAGCCTCTGCCTATGTAGTTTTCAATCTCCATTACACGATTGAGGATGTATTCGGGCAAAGTGATAACGGCAGTATCCGCCAGCGTATCCACCGACTTGTTTATTTCTACTTCATCAACAGTCAATAACTTATACCTTTTACTTTCTGTAATAAAAGTAATGTCAAAACACATCTGATATATGCCCTTATAAGTACTTGCCATCGTCCGAAATAAATAAATCATACCAGCCGTCGCTTACGGCTTTTATTTCATACGCCTGCACATATTCCCCCTTCGTGAACGGAAAGGAAAAATCCTCAATTACAATATTGTGGATACCTAAATTGTTCAAAGGGAAGCATTGGATTGCCAAGCCATGCGGAGACTGTGTCAGGTAATCCTTGAGCATTAAAAAGTCTTCGAGAGGGAAGCATTCCTCTACGCTTCCCCTTTCTATGGCTCCGTACAATGCGCCTGTTATGGTTATCTCGTAATCATCCTGCGCCCAGTACTCTTTAATGGTTCCAAAATAACGGGTATTGCCGACATCGTTTTTCATGGCGTTTTTCTTTGCCACATTGCGTTTGACAATGGTGTTTTTCCCTGAAATATTAATCATCGGCTCATAAGGCAGCATCCACCATTCGGCATCGTCAGGACGCATAATCAGGCAGGGAAAAAATTGCTTTTCCTTAGGTATGGAGGTCTGAACTCCCCACGCAGTACCCAGTTTGCTTTCGTCCCAATAATAAGCTCTTGCCTGCTCAACCTCATTTTGAAAAGGCAGGAAAGGGATAGGGTATAACACATGCTTTTGCAGTTCATTTTGAACGGCGGCAAAACGTGGTATCGCTTTGGCTAATTTTGAGCCTATGAGGGAGGCATAGAGTATTTGCTTGTCTGTCATGATTTAATATTTTCTTGCGGGTCTCTGATGTGAATAAAATCGAGTGTTAGCCCTTACAAGTTGATTTTGTATGAGCCACACACCGCCTTCGGCAAGGTCGGGACCGTCCATTTCCTTGCAGTCGGGCGACACGTTCAGCCATTGCTGCTCAAAGCGTTCCATGTAGGGAGAGCCTTTCTCCTTTTCATTAGCAATGAACCGTTCCATGCGGTGGAGAGGCTCCAGCGTGCCTTCGATTCTTGAGAATTTCTCAGGCTTTTTCCGTTTGTCAGGCGTTATTGGGGGATAAAATCCGAAAACCCTTGACTTCTCATTTATCAAGGGAATCAACACTTGTTCATAATGAGGATCTTGCAACGAATTATTTTCAACATACTCCGTGAAGGTATCCACTCCCTCAGCCTTGCAGTAACGGTAAGCGTCGTATAGCCAATCGACAAATACCGCATTCGTGGTATGGTCGAGATAAATCTTATACAGGTAGTAGGTAAAGTTTTTATATCCGATAATACCCACTCCTTTGGTGGAGGACTTGCTTTCAGCTTTGTTGGAAGTCGCGGGGTCGGCATAAACAACAACCTTTTCGCACGTCCTCAACGGCGGAGCTGCTCCATAGCGCAGGGAGGTAAAGGTCGAACCCTCCACTATCGGATTGTTAAAGTATTCTTTCTGTGCCGAGTTATAAGAAATTTGAGACAGTACACGGTCGATGTCCGCTTCACTGTTCTTGGCAGCCCATGAAGATTTTCCGTGCTTATCCCTTATGTTTATTATATCCCATTTATCGGCTTTTTTGCCCATTTCGGTAATACAGCAGTAAGAAGCAATTATATTTCCACAGGCAATAATCAGCAGTTCTCCACTGATAGAGCGCGTAGGTATCAAGGCTTCTTCTATCCATTTCATCTTTACCTTTATCCTGTCGCGGTTGCGGCATTCCTCATCAGTATCTATATCGTCTATAAGAATCACATCGGGACGGTACGCCTCGTTACGTGTTCCGCGCGGCGACTGTCCTGCGCCCAACGCCCTGAAGGCTACTCCCTTTGCGGTGATAAATTCCCCCGCTTCCCAATTCTTCAGGCTTTCCTGCTCGCCGTAATCGTTTTTTATACGGTTGTTGCTTTCGAACGTGGACTTATAAGGCAAAAGCAGGCGTTCGGCATTGTCATAGGTGGAAGATACCATAAGTACGTTCTTTTTTTTGCCCGTCAAACACAGGTACATCACTTCAAACATCGTGCGCCCTGATTTTGACAATTCCCTTGCCCAGCTTCTTACTTCGTACCACTCAGGATTTGTGAGTATTCTCTTGGTTGCTCGGAGGTGAAAAGGCGCAGGTTCGGATGTGTAGAAGGTTGCAAAATAATACTTAAACCATTCTTCAGGATTTGCCTCAAGTCTTTTTTTTCGATTTTGCTTTTGCACAGGCGTTTCCGACAAATCCACAGGCGTTGTCCTGTCTATGTTTGCCTTAAATATTTCCCACTGTGTAATATAGGCTTTGTCGGTTATCTTCTTTTTCATCACATCTTAGTTTTGATAAAGAGGTCAAACCAATGCGTTACCTCTTTGGACAGCTCTATATTATGCTGTTGCAAGAAGTTAATAAATTTCATACCCGTATCTACCATTTCGCTGATGCCTGTTTCGGTCTCCAAAGAACGAATAGAACCCGCCAATTTTACCAGTATGTCCGTTTCCTTGCTCGAAGCCAAACGCTCCCCGATTTCCAGCTGCCACAGTTCCATTTGTCTCTGCAAATTTTTAATGATGTTGGAGCGGGTGGTTACTAAAACCGTCTTCAACTGTTCCCAGTTTTCCTCTGTCTTCCACTTGCTTATGGTCTTTTCGCTCACGCCTACCTTATCGGCAATATCTTTTTGCGAACAGCCCATTTGAGTGTAAAGAAGTTTAGCGTAATCCTTTTCTTTTGATTTGGATAAACCCATCTTATTGATTTTAATACAAAAATGAACTACCCACTTAAAAAATCAGGCAAAACCATGCAATAATTGCACACATTCATGCAATTATTGCAAGGTTTTAAGGTAGAGCAAAGTCGTTATTTTCATTTTTGTAATAAAAAACCGAATAAATGAAATTCATCCTGAATGACGAAAGCAAAGCCAACATGTATGGCTTCCGCATATTGAACGCAGGCATTGACCTCAACAGGTTCAAGGCTAACCCTGTGATTCTCAACACCCATTATAGCAACATTCCAGATGTCGTGGGGCGTTGGGAAAATATTCAGATTGAGGGCAGCCAGCTCACTGCCGATGCAGTTTTCGACAAGGACGATGAGGATGCCGCTAAAATTGCGGGAAAGGTAGAGCGCGGATTCATCAAAGGCGCATCAATGGGATTGAGTTCCATTGAGCCAAGCAATTTTGAAAGACAACCCGACGGCTCTTACATCTTAAAAAAATGCGAGTTGATGGAGGCTTCCATTTGCGCGATACCCTCCAATGCTAATGCTTTGAAACTTTATGCAGTGGTGGACGGCGCACAAAAGGTGATTGAAGATACCGATATCAGACTGATGCTCGACAGTGAAGAAACTCAATTTAAATCAAATATTTCAAACATGATAAAATTAGCTTATGCCGTTTTGCAGGCGCTCTCACTCGACCCCAGCCAAACGGAACTGCCTCAGGAGAAAATCGACGGGGCAATATTGAAATTGAAGGCAGACTTGGACGCTGCTCAGGCAAAGGTAAAATCCTTTGAAGATAAAGAACAGCAAGCGAGGCTTGCCGCTTCTACGCAATTAGTGGAAGATGCATTGAAAGCAGGTAAAATCAATGCTTCGCAAAAGGACAACTTTTTGAAATTGGCAGCCAACAACTTCGAGCTGGCAAAATCCACACTGGATGCTATCCCTGCTAAAAATTCCTACGCTGACAAGGTAAAATCCAACCTCAGTGGAAATGAAAGCGAAGTGAAGACTGCGGATGATTTTCAAAAACTTGACCTCAAGGCACAGTTGGAATTCAAAGAGAGTTATCCTGACCAATACAAAAAATTGTTCAGCTAAAGAAAATTTTAAACCTTAAAAACCTTTATTAAAATGGCATACATGAATTTTCCCGAAGTATGGGAAAGCAGAGTAAGAGAAAAGCTCACAAGTCTGGACGAGGCACCCTGGCTTGACGGCATTGAAGAACTTCCCTCCCCTGTGGAGGTAATGGGCGAGGGCACGGCAGGTGAGCAGAACATTGTTCACATTCCGATTGCAGACCTTGACCCTGTTGTGTTAATCAATAACACAACCTACCCACTTGCAGTGGTTGAATATTCCGATACGGGAACGATTGTCGCACTTGACAAATACCAGACAGAAGTAACTACCGTGCCTGATGATGCTGTTGTTGGGGCATCGTACGACAGGGTCGATGTGACCACACGGGCGCACATCAGGAATATTGCGAGCAAAAAATATATGAAGGCGATCCATGCGTTGGCTCCGAACACTAACAGTCAGTGGACGCCAATTTTGACCGCTTCGGGCGCGCCTGATGCAAGCGGAAGGGCTACGCTGATTTATGCCGACTTGGTGGCGGCAAAACGAGCTTGTGATGATATAGATATGCCTGAAGCAGGCAGACGAATGGTGCTTTGCACCGACCACTGGAATGACCTTTTGCTCGACCGTGACCGTTTTGGAAATCTCCTTATTGATTATAACGGAGGCAAAGTCTCCAAGATAATCGCAGGTTTCGAACTGTATCAGTATCTTGGAAATCCGTACTTCAATGCGGCAAGCAAAACCAAGCTGCCATTTGGCGGAGTGCCTTCGGCAGATGTCCGCAAGGCTTCGGTAATGTTTTACGCACCAAGAATGGCGAAAAAAACAGGTATGACCAAGCAGTACTATCTGGCTTCAGAGCTGAATCCAAGAAATCAGGCTAACGAACTCAACTTCCGGCACTACTTTATTGTTTCGCCTGTGGAGCAGAAATTCATTGGCGCAATAGTTTGATAATTAGCAAAATATAAAGTGTAATGTATATATGCAAACATTTTGCGCCTCATGAATTGGTGCCTCCTGATGTTTACAACATCTTTCAGGAAAAGAATATGATTTACGGAATGTTCGATGAAAACGCACTGCGCATTCTCGATATGCTTCGGGAATGGGCAGGCGTAGGTCTGACCGTCAATAACTGGTATTGGAAGGGCAATCGTAAAGACTGCGGATTTCGGACGGCAAACAGTACGTTTGGAGCAAAAAACTCAGCGCACAAACTGGGTAAAGCGTTTGACATCAAATCGCCCAAAATTACAACTTCGCAGCTCTGGGAATTGATAAATAAAAATCAGGACAAATTGCCGTGCAAAATCCGAATTGAGAGAACCAGCGAAGGCAAGCCTATCACATGGCTGCACTTCGATACCAACGCAGCCCCGATACAGGCTGTCAGGGTGTATTATTTTAACGCATAAAAAAACAGTTATGAGAAAAAACAAAAACATAATCAGCAACATAATTAGTTCCATCTGTGTAATTATCATTTTTTTCCTTGCTGTTGCATGCAGCAGCAGCAAGGTTTTAAACGAATCCACAGAGCGGACGGTTACAGTGAAGGAGCTTATCAGGGACACTATTATCAAAATAGAGCCTGATTCAAGCTATTATGCCGCCTTGTTGCGGTGTACAGAGGACGGCAAGGTGATGATAGATGCCCAATTATCAAAATCGGGTAAAAGGATTGAAGCGCCCAATGTAATTATTAAGGATAATCACTTGTTGGTGGACTGTAATCAAAAGGCGGATTCTTTATTTTTCCAATGGAAGGAAAAATACATACAAGAACATCAAACCCAAACGATTACAAAGACAGTTTATGTAGAACAACCACTTACTTTATGGCAAAAAATACAATTATATACAGGCAAAATAGTGCTTGCCATCGCCACGCTGCTGTTAATTTGGTGGTTGTATAAATCATATAAAATGAAAACCAAACTTTAAAATTCAAAACCATGACAGACAAAATTTTTGCAAAATACCCGCGCATTGACAAGTACTATCAAACCTCCGACGGCAACGCCTTTTTTCTAAAGAGCGACGCGGTGAACCACGCCAAAACATTGGAAAACAAAACATGGAAGGAGGTTACCCGACCCTTTCCTAAGCAGGATAGCAAACAGGATGAAAAAACTGTAACAGGCAAAAATCCTAAGCAAGATGAAAATCTTAAACAGGATGAGAATCCTAAGCAGGGAAAGCAACCCGATCAGGGCAAGCAACTTGATCAGGGCAAGCAGCCTGATCAGGACAAGCAACTTGATCAGGACAAGCAACTTGATCAAGGAAAGCAACCTGATCAAGGAAAACAACCCGATCAGGGAAAGCAACCCGATCAGGGAAAGCAAACAGGTAAAACCAAAAAGTAAATCCGATGTTACCTTATATTAAGATAAATTTTGACAATGGCAATCTTGGCGCAGTGGCAGCTAATCCCGACGGAGTTTTCGGACTGTTAGCCTCTGCTGCGCCAGTGGCAGGCAAGTTTGAAATTGGCGTACCCTATATCGTTAAGAACATGAAGGATGTCGCCCTGCTCGGCATTATTCCCGATGTAGAGAATTACCAGCTCTATAAGACGCTAAATGAGTTTTACGGTGAAACAGGCGAAGGCAGGGAACTTTGGCTGATGGGCATGAGTAAAGACACCAAACCGAGCGACTGGTTTACGGTGGACGCGGCAACAGGCAAAACGCCTGCCGAAACACTGCTGGATGCAGCCAAAGGAAGAATCTCAGGAATCTTTACCAAGTTTGCCCCATCAGGCTATACCCCTAC